ATTCCTTACCAAACTGGCTCAGGGGCTACTAGCTTTTTAAGCCTTGGCACTTCAGGATATGTATTAACTGCTGGGTCATCTGCTCCTCAATACACAGCTCAGTCTAGTCTGGCAGTTGGAACTGCTACTAATTTGGCTGGAGGAGTGGCAAGCAATATTGTTTATCAAAGTGGGGCAGGAGCAACTGCTTTCTTGGCAAATGGCACAACTGGACAGGTCTTGACCAGCAATGGAGCATCTGCACCTAGTTGGACAACTCCAACTGCTTATGCAACTGTGACTGATGACACAACCACAGCAGGCACAAGATACTTGCTTTTTGCTAACCAAACCAGTGGTAATTTGACAACTGAATATACCAGTTCAACCAAATTAACTTATTACCCTAGCACTGGATGTATCACAAATGGACTTAATGGAGGTGCTTTCTAATGGAAATCACATGGAAAATATCAGAAATTTCTGCTGAAAATGGGCTAATTACTCATGCTAAATACTTTGTGACTGCCACTGAAGATGAAAAAAAGGTAGAAACAGAGGGTAATTGGTGGTTTCAAAATCCAGAAATTAAAGTGCCTTTTGAGCAAGTTACAGAGCAAATGGTTGCTCAATGGATTGAGGCTGAAACCATGAAAGATGGGGTAAATATTATTACCTCTAGACTGCAAGAACAGTTAAAATCATTGGAAAAACAAGCTGTAATTCCTCCTTGGATGCCTCAAGTTTTTACACCTAATATTTAAAAATGGCACAAACCAATTACACTCCAATCATACTGTATAACTCTGGTACTACAGGGAATACTCCATCTACTAGCAATTTAGCTAGTGGTGAATTAGCCATTAACTATACTGATGGCAAATTATTTTACAAAGATAATTCTTCAACACTTCAAGTAATTGGATGGAAGACAACTCCTACAACTGCCGGAGGAACTGGATTAACTAGCTACACAGCAGGGGATTTGCCATATTATTCTTCTGGTTCTGCATTATCAAAGCTAGGAATTGGCACAAGTGGATATGTATTAGAGTCAAATGGTTCTGCTCCTACTTGGGTAGCTCAATCTACTTTGTCTGTTGGATCAGCTACAAATGCCACAAACACAGCAATCACAGATAACACAAGTTCAAGTGCAACTTGGTATCCAACAATTGTTTCTGCAACAACTGGCAATTTACCCCAAACCACTTCAAGCACTAAGCTAAGTTTTGTGCCAAGCACAGGAACTTTAACTGCAACAAGTTATGCAGGAGCATGGGCTGGGTCAACAATTAGCACAGGATATGGTGGCACAGGACTAACATCATTTACTGCTAATGGTATAGTTTATGCTAGTTCATCAAGTGTTTTAACTACTGGATCATCATTGAAATTTGATGGTACTAATTTAATTTTTGGTGTATCTAATGGAGGAATAGTATTTGATAATAGTAGTGCTCTTACAAATAGTACGCTTAATGACTATGAAGTAGGAACTTGGACTCCTAGTGATGGAAGTGGTGCAGGATTATCAATTACAGTTAATAGTGCAACATACGTAAAAATTGGTAAAAGTGTTTTTTTATCTGCGTATTTAACTTATCCAACTACTTTAAATACAAATGCTGCTTCTTTATCTGGTGGGCCTTTTACGCAAGCAAGCAATGTTTATGGAGAAGCCATTTGTAGAATTATTGGTGGTTCTCCAACTCAAACAGTAATTGCTCAACTTGCTGGATCAAATATTGCTTTTTATTATTCTCCTAATGGATCAGGAACTCCATTAAATTCAACTTTTTCAGGAGCAATTGTGCTTTTCTATGGCGTATATCAAGCATCATTTTAAGGAATCATAATGACACTTTCATCCACAAACACAATTGACAAAGTAGAAACATTGCAAGATGGTACGCTACAAATACGTCAAGCAGAAATTATCACCAAAGATGGTTTAGAGATTGCTCGTAATTTTCACAGATGGGTAAGACATCCAGGAGATATTGGTGCTCAATCAGACCCTGCACCAGTTCCAGCTATTGCAACAGCAGTATGGACTTCAGAAGTTTTGTCTGCTTATCAAGTTGCACAGGCTGCACAAAAATTACCAGGACAATAATACTTTAACAAAGTTTATTTATCACAAGGATTAGAAATGTCATTAACAAAAACATCTTACTCAATGATTACTGGCTCAGTAATTAATGTATTAGATTACATTGATGCATCAGATGTTGCTTATATTTTGGCAAATAATACAAGCAGTCAAAATGCCACTAATGTTACAACAGGAATACAAAATGCAATTAATGCTGCTCAAGGAACTGTCCAAGTATTTTTTCCTGCTGGGACTTATGCTGTAAATAGCACATTAACTTTATTTAAAGGTTCAAATCTAATAGGTGTTAATAAATCACAAGGTTTATGGGAATATTCATCTGGGTTCACAAATACAAAAATATTGTTTACTCCAGCAACTGCATCTGATTTATTTACTGTACAAAACTTACCATCACCAACACAATCATTTTTAGGTCATGTTAGTGTTGGTGGAATGTTTATTCAAGGTGATGGAAATGGAACAACTGCTGGTAATGCAAGAAGGGCATTTGATCTAAATACTGTCATTTATGGTAATTTTTATGACATGGAAATTATTTATTTCTGGTCAGGATTTTTATGTACAAATACAATAAATAACAAAATAGACAATGTTAGGATTTCAGCTTGCACAACATCTTGTGTTGAATATGCTGGTTCTGCTCCTCCAACTACAGATGTTTGGACTCAATGTACATTTCAAAATGCACCAATTGGAGTTAGATTTACTGGTGGAATAGGAATTAGATTTATAAGTTGTTTAATTGAAAATATTACTTCTTATGGAGCAGTTTTAGATGCTTCTTGTCAAGTTATTGAATTTGTTAGTTGTTATGGTGAAAATGTACCAAATCAGACTGGTTCAACTTTAGCTATGTTTCAAGTTGGGTTTAGTGGTACTGATAGTCAAACTATTCAATTAAAAGTTGTAGGTGGTTTATATCAAGGCTATGACACAACTGCAACAGGTTCATTTTTAACTACAAGTGTTACTTCTGGAATTCAATTAGTTGGAACTTATGTTCGTAATTTTACAAATTTTGTATTAACAAACTCAAGTACAAATATTAATTCTGTTCAGAATATAGGTTCTGTTTATGCTTCTTGTACAAATGCTTTTAATGATGCAACAAAAATAACAGGTATATTTCCACAAAGTGCAGTAAATGCTCATAATCCACTCAATGCAAGATTTGGTTCTATTTATTCATCTTTAGGATTAACAACTGGATTATTAACCAATCCAAGTGGTGATATATTAGTAACTGCTAATGATATGAGTGGTTATCCTGATAATTCTGTATCTTTAGGGACTGCAAGTTTTAGATGGTCAGTAGTTTATGCTGCTACTGGAACTATTAATACATCTGATGCTAACCAAAAAACAATTATTGGTAGTTTAAATACAGCAGAACAAAATGTAGCTAAAGCAATTAAAGGTTTGTTTAAAACATTCAAATTTAATAATGCTATTGCCAAAAAAGGCGAAAATGATGCAAGAATCCATATTGGTGTTTCTGCTCAAGATGTTCAATCAGCTTTTATTTCTCAAGGTCTTGATCCAACAAAATATGGCATTTTTTGTTCAGACACTTGGTACACAGTAGATGGTAAAGTTCATGATGAAAATGGTGTTGCATATACATCTACATCACCAAATGCCATTTCTGTTACTCAATTGGGTATCAGATATGAAGAATTATTGGCTTTTGTAATTTCAGCAATATAAGGAATAATTATGTCTGTATATCTTTCCTCATTTGGTGGTGCAGGGGCACAATTTTTTGATAATAATGGTGTTCCTTTATCTGGTGGTTTAATTTACACTTATGCAGCAGGAACAACAACTCCACAAGCAACTTACACTTCCAATACTGGATCAATTGCACAATCCAACCCTATTGTTTTAGATACCAGTGGTAGAGTTCCTAGTGGAGAAATTTGGCTAACTCAACTTTTAATTTATAAGTTTGTACTTCAAACATCTGGTGGAACAACAATAGGCACTTATGATAATATAAGTAGCATTGCAGGTTCTATACCTACAATTTCAGATTTTACAGGAACAGGAAGTCAAACAATTTACACACTTTCAGTATCTCCAACAAATTTAAATTCAACAAATATTTTTATAAATGGTGTATATCAAAATAAAAATTCATATACTATTTCTGGTACTACATTAACATTTACTCAAGCCCCTCCTGTTAATTCTTTAATTGAAGTAAGTTATGCTTAAGGGTTTAAAATGACTACACCTAATGACATTATTAGCAGAGCATTAAAAGATATTGGAGCATTAGAAGCTGGTGAAACTCCAACTGCTGAGGCATCTCAAGATGCTTTTGATATGTTGCAAGATATGTTAGACCAATGGTCTAATGAAGACATGATGGTGTTTTACAAGAATGAAATTATATTTCCTGTTGTTTCTGGGCAGACTCAATATACTATTGGTCCAGGTGGGCAAATTGGTGCTATCTTTACTGGAAGTATTACTGGTAATGTTCTCACTATTACTTCTATCCAGTCTGGTGGTATTTCTCTTGGTCAAACTCTTAGTGGAACTGGTATTACATCAGGTACAACTATTGTACAAATGCTTACAGGAGCAGGAAACAATGTAAATGAGGCAGGCACTTATTTACTTAATAAAACATATTCAAGCCCTATATCAAGTGAAACCATTAATTCATATTATCAAAGACCATTAAGGCTTAATTCTGCTTTTGTTAGGATTAATACTTATTCTAATGGTCAGCCAATTACAAATGGGGGATTGGATTACCCAGTTTCTGTGCTGAATATTGAGCAGTATGAGATGATTGGGCTGAAGACACTAAATGGACCGTGGCCGAAGGCAATTTACTATGAACCCACAGAGACTTTGGGGAATATCTATGTGTGGCCGAACCCAAGCCAAGGTGAAATGCACATCTTTGTAGATCAACTTTTTCAAAGATTTACCACACAGTTTGATACTATAAATTTGCCTCAAGGCTACAACATGGCTTTGAGATGGTGCTTGGCTGAAAGACTAATGCCTATGTATGGCAAAGCAAGTCAGACACAAATTTCTATGATTATGAAGTATGCTGCCCAGAGCAAGTCCACAATCAAGAGGACCAACATGAACCCAACAATTGTTTCAACTTATGCAGACTCACTTTTGGTTGGAAGACAAAAAGATGCAGGCTGGATATTATCCGGGGGGTTCTTTAGATAATGGCTGATTTTGGCTTTGTCGGCCCCTCCTATGAAGCAGCCTCCATCTACCAGGAGGCTCAAGAGTGCATTAATTTCTATCCTGAAATTGATCCCTTAAAGCCTCCTGGCAGTAGAGGTGTGGTGGCTTTATATCCAACTCCAGGCTTAACAAGCATACTGCAATTAAATAATGCTCCAGTTAGAGGAATGAGAACACTATCTGGTGGTAAATATTTAATTATTGTTGTTGGTTCTATTGTTTATTCAGTAACTTATTCAAGTGGTTATGTTTCTACCCAAATAGGAACATTAACTACTTCAACTGGATATGTTTCTATTACAGACAACATCATGAGCAATACAGGATTAAATGCTTATATTGTTGATGGAGTAAATAGATATTATTGGGTTGCATCAAGTAATACATTTGCTACTTTGCCAAGCACAGATGGTCCTTGGCAGGGGGCAACTATTTGTGATGTTGTGGATAACTATATTATTTACAACCAACCTGGGACACAATTGTGGGCTGCCACTG